CGAACAATGTCTAAGACTGCTTTGTGGAACTACCATATTGCCAGCGAGGACTATGGTGTGGTAGAATGTGTTCACCAGATCTTCCTTCATGGAGTTGTATGAGGTATTGTTTCGATATTGATGGCACTCTGTGTCACACACCTAATAAGGTGAATGGAAAACCAGATTATTATAATGCTATTCCTCTCCCTTGGATGGTCAGAGCGGTCAATAATCTATATGATCAAGGACATCATATCATTATGATGACTGCTCGTGGAAGAGGATCTGGTATTGATCATACCGATCTAACACGTAATCAGTTGGCAATGTGGGGTTACAAGTATCATGAACTTGAGCCCATGTTCCACAAACCAACTGCTGATCTTTTCATTGATGATAAGGGTATTGAAGCAAGTCAGTGGGCAGCATCTCAACCAAAGTTGAAGGGTATCATTGCAGGTGCATTTGATGTTATCCACCCTGGATATATTCGTATGTTTGCTGATGCAAAGAAGCACTGTAATCATCTAACAGTTGCTTTGCATGTGGATCCATCTACTGAAAGGGCTCACAAACTGAAACCAGTACAGACAGCAGAAGATCGAGAAGAGATCCTCAGAGGTCTTCGTAATATAGATGATGTTGTGTTTTACAATAGCGAGGATGAATACCTTGCGATGCTAGAGACTGGGGAGTATGCTATACGTTTCCTAGGTGATGATTATTCTGATGGAAGTTATAGTGGTGTTGGTTTGGGTATCCCAATTATTTGGTTACCTAGAGATCATGAGTACTCTAGTACTAGGTTGAAGACTTTAATTTTTAATTCTATTATGCCAAGGAAGGGTGAAAAGTATGACTAAGAGTTTGGTTACTGGTGGATCCGGATTCATTGGTTCTCACATTGTTGACTATCTTGTAGATAAAGGTCATGATGTTGTTGCGATTGATAATCGTAGTGCGAACAATGATAGGTTTTATGAAAATGATCAGGTAGTTTATACTCGTGGAGATATTACTGATTACAGTGCAATGAAGAAAGCAGTCAAAGGTGTTGATTATGTTTTTCATCTTGCTGCTGAGTCACGTTTGCAACCTGCTATCGAGAATCCAATTGAAGCAGTCACAAAGAATTGTGTTGGAACAACTGTGATGTTGCAGGCTGCTAGAGAAGAAGGAGTCAAACGATTTGTTTATTCTTCTACTTCTTCTGGATACGGTAATAATCCTTCTCCAAGTGTTGAGACTCAACCAGATGATTGTTTGAATCCATACTCTGCATCTAAGATTGCTGCAGAAAAGTTCTGCAAAATGTACTATGAACTTTATGGTTTGCCTACAGTGTCTCTGCGTTACTTCAATGTGTTTGGAGAACGTTCTCCTACTAGAGGTCAGTATGCTCCTGTCATAGGTATCTTCCAGCGGCAGAGAGATGCTGGTGAACCACTGACTATTGTTGGTGATGGGTCACAGCAAAGAGATTTTGTGTATGTGGGTGACGTTGCCAGGGCAAACTATCTTGCAGCAATCATGCCGCTCAAAGGGTGTTATGGTGAAGTTTTCAATGTTGGAAGTGGTAAAAACTATTCTATTCAGCAGATTGCTGATTTGATTTCTAATGATCAGCAGTACTTACCAAAACGTGCAGGAGAAATGGATACTACTCTTGCAGTCATAGATAAAATTAGTTCAGTCATTGGGTGGAAACCTGAAGTTGACGTATTGGAATGGATTAAAAATGGATAAAAACAAGGCAGCATTTAAACTCAAGGGTATTCCTCCAATCTATTACCTGAATCTAGATGGCCAGGAAGATCGAAAAATTTATATGGAGAACCAATTTAAGTATTGGGAGATTGAAAACTATGAACGTATCTCTGCATATGATGGTAGAGGAGATAATGACCTAGCAGAGATTATTAAGGGTAGATATCCAGACAATATGTCTTCCGGTGAGATTGGATGCACAACATCACATCTAAAAGCATTGACTAAATTTTTGGAAACAGATGCTCCTTGCGCTCTTATTGTGGAAGATGATCTTGATCTGCAAGTTGTAAGGTGTTGGAACTTTACATGGAAGGATTTTTATTCGTTAATTCCATATGATTATGATGTGATTCAACTTGCAATTATTTGTACAGGGCCCTTACATGTTGCATTACATAAACGATTTGTAAATGATTTCTCAACTGCTGCATACTTGATTAGTCGTCGTCATGCAGAAAAACTTGTGCATTTTCATGTTCGTGGTGATAAGTATAAAATTGATCAAGGAGTAAAACCCAGAGCAGTTGCAGATGATTTGATCTATAATTCAGGAAATACTTTTTCGATTCCACTTTTCCTGTATCGCATTGCATTAGGATCTTCTATTCATCCAGAACACATTGACTATTTCCATAAGTCGAGTCATGATGGTTTACTAAATTTTTGGCAGCAAAGTGGACCTGATATTGATATCAAGAGTTTGATGGACTATGATCCATATCTTGGTAGGATTACTCAAAATGAAGAACAAAAAGAGCAATGAAAACACTCATAAAAGCACTTGTCCATCCAGTGACTTTGCTTAACCTACTGTTTGTAGGATCTCTTGGGGTGATTGAATTTCTTCATACCAGAGCACATCATACTCTAGAAGTAGATGTTCATGGGCATGTTCATAGAGCACTACAAAATAATCCAGAGTTAGCACGCTCTGCCTGCTGGGAGTTAGAATGATGAAGAAGAAACAAAAAGAAGATGTGGCAGAAATGACTAATTTGTATGATTTGATCTCTCAATTGCAGAACGATGTACAAGAGTTACAAGATCAACACATTATTCTGTTACGAGAACTACTAGAAATCAAGAATAGACTTGACTAAATCGTTACATTACTATATAATAATGTAATAGTTCTTTACATAAGACAATGACTGCATCACGCTCAAATACAATAACAACTGAAGATGGTGGACGCACTAACCTGTGGGCTACCGAACCTCGCATGTATATTGATCAGACTGCAGCAGAACGCTACGGTTACGAGACTCATGCAGAAAAAGCGGAAAAACTGAATGGACGCACTGCTATGCTTGGATTTGTTGCTGCTCTCATCAGTTATGCCACTACTGGTTCTGTATTTTTCTTTGGTGCGTTCGGATTCTGATGACTGAAATCCTTTTCACTATGACTAGCATTACTTTTCTTGTATTGCTAGGATACTCTGTAGAACAACTCGCTGAAACTTACTAATGATTGAACTTTTGACGCAGACTGAATTTTCTTGGGCTGCCAACCATACTATTGCCGAGTTCCTTGCAGGATACATCTTTGGTGCTGCTCTTATTATTGGAGCACCAGCGGTGTTTTTCTTCCTTGCTTTTATGTCAGCACTACAAAATACGAAAGGACGTATGGTAGGTTATAAGGATCACAAGACTTATGGAGATTCTACTATATACGAGGTAAAGCGTACAACGTGATATGCCAAACCCTGAACAACTCTATGAGGACATGGAGAAATTAGATGCCCTATTTTCAGAACTCTGCTGGGGGCACGATGACGAACTACAGTTCGGACATGATGGAAGCAGAGTCATCATTACAAACAAAACTCAGGAGAAAGAAAATGAACGAAAACGCAGAAAGAATTAATGGTTGGGCCGCAATGATCGGTGTGATCGCCGCTATGGGATCTTATGCAACCACAGGTCAGATCATCCCAGGTTTGTGGTGAACGACGTGTTAGTCTTAGCAGCATCCATGGTAGGAGGGTTTATCTTTGCTGCCCTATTGACAAGGGATGATGTTGATGATGATGACGGTCCAGATGGTGGTTTGATGACACCAGTGTATGCACCAACACCAAGTTAATGCTAGACTCTCTACATAAGGTAGAGGGTCTTTTTTTATGCCAAGAAATCAAATAAACATTGACGAACTAAAAGTTCGTGTCATGAAACTCAAGCATGAGGTTGATTGGGAACCAACACCATATCAGGCAGAGAAGGACATGGCACAGAAGTATCTTTCATATGTCCTGAACATTTTGGATGAATATCGGCATTAGGGGTTGACAGGTTCGGCAGGTTCGGTTATACTTAGAGTTCGGTTGTATAAATACCTACTCGTAAAGCGCATTACGAAATATTACAGTTCGAATTCCGCAAATTTGAGCTAGATCTGTGGTATAATACAACCAACGCAGACAAGTCGAGTCTGCTACCATCTGCGGGTAAACATTCCGCAAGTAAACTACGAGGATTTTTCAAATGTTCAAAACGACTATCGCTGCGGCTGCTGCCGCTATTGCATTCGCTCCTGCCGCTGCCCTAGCCGGTCCCTACGTTAACGTCGAAACCAATGCGGGTTGGGCTGGAGACGATTACACCGGGGCTACCACAGACGTTCATGTGGGCTACGAGGGTGAGATTGGTGCTGCTTCATACTACGTTCAAGGCGGCCCTGCTTTCGTTGCTCCTGACGGTGCTGACGGTGACACTCAGTTCTCTGGTAAGGCAGGTGTTGGTGTTCCTGTAACTGATGCTCTTGGCGTCTACGGTGAACTCTCCTTCATCACGGCTGATGACTCCGATAACAATGGTTATGGTGGTAAGTTGGGCGTTAAGTACAGCTTCTGATATAATTCGTGTGGGGGGCAGCGCCCCCCTTTTTTTCTATGATTCTGGAAACAATTTTAGCATTAACTCCACTTGATTATGATCACCTTGCACGAGCAGTGCAGGTTGAAGCAGCGAGAGGTACAATGGATGAATACTGTGTAGCAGTTTCTATCCTCAACAGAGTTAGGTCTCCAAAATATCCAAACACTGTTGCTAACGTTGTATATTCCCCTGGACAATATGAAGGTTTCCGATACTGGAGACCTGTCGCAAAGCAATCCGTGATCAATCGTCTAAAGGATACAGATAAACTTCTTGAGGCGTATTCGATTATTGGAGATCGCACAGACTTTAAAGGTCAAAGAATGCTTAGATACAGGGTTGCATCTGAAGACCCTATGTGCGATAATAAAGGAAACTTCTTTCACTATCATTGGCAGACATGATTAACAGATTCAAGGACCTCCTCAAAAAAGCAGTTAAAATGACTGATGATATCGTCGTTAATATGGACGGTGGAGTTGGTGGATCTTGGGAAGTAAAAAATTCTGACATTGAATGTGCCATTGATGAAAATGTAGTTGAATGTGCTGAGATGGACTCACCTCCATTCACAGGTATTCCTGCTCCTGCTTATCTTCAGGAAGATCCTTGGTTTGGTCCTGCTCCTGAGCGTACTGAGAAGCAAAAGGATTATATGGCAGTTGAGATGGAGTGGAAAATTGAAGAAGAAAAAAAGCGTAAAGAGTCTGGTGCAGAACCAGAAGACATACATCAAAAAATGTATGAGATCGCTACAAAAAATTGGAACACCGTGAGTGAAAGTCAAGGTGGTTCTGAAAACTTTCAGGAAGGTCCTGGTGGTTGGAACTCTGGTAATGGTATGGGACAATTCAAATGAATCAAGACTGGCGTTACAGTGATGAGCGCATGGATGTTCGCACACAAGGATTAAACATTCTACTTAAGAAGTTTGGATCAGAGATTTGCTCTGATGGATCTCCTAGATATTCTAATCAAAGCATCTATGAGTGTATTCATGATTGGGTATCTCAAGGAAATGTCAATACAAATGGCATCGTTAAATACTATGAGGCGTATTACGCATGAAAAAAATTATTGCAGCCCTGGTTGCTGCGGCAGCGGTTGCCCTACCTGCCCATTCA